CTGGATTGCAAGAAGCAAGTGCTGCTTTGCAAATCTCCGAAAGAGGTCAGGCTGTTATTGATGCGCAGAACTACAGAACAAACTTGCCTACATTAGCAACGGCAGTTAGAAAGCTCGGCACGGAGTACGACGCCATAGCCACTGGTATCGAGAGTGGAGTTCTTGATCCAAAAGACGGAATGCGTGACGTTGCTTCTATCCAATCCGCACAGTTTAGAGCAACACCTAAAGCAGAATTTAAACCAATCCCCGCAAACCAACGCGATGGTTACTTAGAGTTAGCTAGGGAGCGACCAGTATTAAACAAAATGCTTAAAACAAAAGGTTGGTGGGGTGGTGATCCAGACGTAAGCGAAGCAAGGCTCTTAGAACTTGCGGGAAAATTTAGCTCAATGCCTAGCAACATAAACAAAACTCCAAGCGAAATCTTGGAGTTGGTCGAAGCATCTATTACTACCGGTACTGGTGCAGACTTATTAGAAATAGATGTTGAAGAAATGGCGCAAGACATAGCAGGAGAATCTTCATTAAACGACAATCCTGAAGCTGCAGAAGCAGCGGCTCAAGAGGCTGCTGTTCAATTAGCAGGGACTGCACCTGCTTCTCCTCAGTTCCCTGACACGATTAGTAAAGAGGATGCCGCTAAGTTAGATGAAGTTCCTGTAGGTTACACACAAATGAGTAGCGGCTTATTAAAACTTACTAATTTAAACGCAGCGGAGCAAAACGTCACAGATCAAAACAATGCAGCGATTCAAAAGCTAGTGGTCGAAGAGTATCAAAAAATTAAGCCAACAGGCTCTGCGTACAATTCGGCAGCATTTGAGAAAGCTAGACAGAATGTAATGGCTCGTCAACAATAGTGGTGAACTAATGGCAGATTTATCTACACTCAGCAAAGCCGACCTTGAGCTTATCGCTGCTAAAAAGTTTGATGAGATATCTCCCGAAGCGCAAGCAGTATTAAATATGAGCTTCCCATCAAAAGAGCCATCTGTATTTGATAAGTTTGCTTATGCTTACGAATCTGCTGACACAGATATTGGAAACGCTTTAACATATATTGCAAGCGAATTTCCAATGGGGAAGATTGGCATTAACCTTCGCGAAGGTCTGACTTATACGCCGCCAGAAGAAATTTATGGCAAGCAATACATGAACTCTTCGCCCGATGTTAGGCGACGGGTAATGGAGCGCACAAAAGAAATTCAGCTCCAACAAAAATATCCTGAAGCATCTCAGCAAGAAGGCATGGGAGGTGCGGCAGGTATTACGGGTACGATTATTGGCTCTTTAATGAGTCCTACTACTTTGATCCCTATATCTAAGGCTTATCAAGGATACAAGGGTTTGGCTGTTGTAGGCGCTGCATTTGGCGCAGAGTACAGCGCGTTAGAGCAGCTTGCTAAAACCGGAGAAATAAATCCACAGGAGCTTGCATCTGCTGCTGCGCTTGGAGCAATTGCTACTCCTGCGACATCAGCTTTAATTAAAACGCTTACCCCTGCTACGCGAAAGGCATTGATTAAACGCAATTCGCCAGAAGCAAAAACAAAAGCAGACAAACAGTTTGATGACATTGAAGAAATTGTGTTTGAACAAAGAGCCGCAGGGGTAGAAAACTTAGATGAAATAAATACAACCGTTCAAAATAGATTAGGCATTGATCAATCACAGCTTGATGAAATATTAATCTTGTCTGACAGAAAGCTACAAGTTCCGTCAGTTGAGAATGCCAATATGGTTATTGAGGCGCGAGCAGCAAACATTGCGCCATCAGCAGCAGCGGGAATGTCTAAAACAGCAGAGAATTTTTTAGGCGTTATATCTACAGGCGTCAAAAACATTAGCCCTAAAGCGCATTCATTGCTTGTTAAAACTGATTACAATATTGCAACCGAATCTTCTAAATATTTAGAGCAAGTTAAACCCCTGACTCAAGTGCTAGACAAAATGAGCAAGACTGACGCTCGCTCTGTGGCAAGAGATTTAGCCAACGGTGAGTTTGATAACGCTGTGTCTAAGATGAGTAGGTACGATACCAATAGCTCAGATTACATGAAAGCTGCCAGAGAAACGCTAGAGGATATTCACAAAAGATTAACCAAAGAAGCAGGGTATGAAGACCTTGGTTATGTGGAAAATTATTTCCCACGCCAATTAAAAGATTACAAAGAGTTTCTTAAATCCATTAACGCTACAGACAAGAGCCAAATTGATCGAGCCTTCGCGGCAAAAGCAAAATCACTAGGGCTAAAATCAGCAGACGACCTTGGTTCTGGTGATAGAGTTGATATTATTAATCAAGTCATGCGCGGAAGAAAGCCAATTGTGGTGGACGCAAAGCCCGGATTTACTGGGAAAAGAGCTGTAGGCAAAATTGACGATAGGCTTATAGAGCAATACCAAGACCCGAAGACAGCATTAAATTCTTACATCATGAAATCGGTTAACGATCTGCACAAAAGAAAGTTTTTTGGCAGAGGCTCTACTGTAAAAGATACAGGCGTTCAAGAAATCAACCTTGCAAATTCTATTGGCGGATACTTGGATGACGCTGTTGCTAAAGGCGAGATGGCTGCTGATGACATGGGCAGAATGGCAGAACTTCTTGAGGCAAGGTTTGGTTTAGGCGAAGCCAGTGCAAACAAAATCAATCAAATGTTTAGAAATATAGGCTACCTCACCACCCTTGGTAATCCGTTTTCTGCTTTAACACAGATTGGCGATATTGGAATGTCTGCTTATATAAATGGATTTAAACATACAATTTCATCTATGCTTGGAAGAAAAAATGTAGATATTTCTGATCTAGGACTAGACAAGGTGATTGGGCAAGAGCTTGCGACTGTAGGCAAGACCGCAAAATTGCTAGACAAAACTCTTGGAGCAGTGGGATTTAAGGCCATTGATAAGCTAGGCAAAAACACTCTAATCAATTCATCTTTTAGAAAATTTAAAGGCATGTCTAACAGCGCAGACGGAGTAGAGTCATTGCGCAAAAAGTACGGGGTCATGCTTGGTGATGAATTTAAAAACACAATGAGCGATCTTCGCGCAGGAAACATTACCGAAAATGTAAAGCTAATGTTATTTAACGAGTTGTCAGGCGTACAGCCTATTAGTCTTTCGGAAATGCCGTTAAACTATTTGCGCAACCCTAACGGAAGAATCTTTTACTCGCTTAAAACATTTGCTATTAAACAGCTAGACGTAATGCGCAGAGATATTGTGCAAGAAATTAAGTCTGGCAACAAAGCCGAGGGAGTTAAAAACTTAGTCGCTTACATGACAATTATCCCGATGATGGGAGCAACTGTTGAAGAGGCTAAAGACATGCTCCGAGGACAAGGCGGTTCGGTCGATGATATACCGGACAACTACATTGACAACTTGTTTAAAGTCTTCGGTGGAAGCCAGTACGTCATGGACAAATATGTTGGCAAAGGCCAGATAGGCACTGCGATTGGTGAGATTATTGCTCCTCCTACGGACTGGATTAACTCGATCTCAGAAGACGTTTGGAAGGTTGCTTCTGGCGAGTTTGTAGGTAGCGACTCCAAGATGATGCGAGAGCTACCTATAATCGGCAAAGTTTGGTACAACTTCTTTGGTGGAGGATTAGAAAAAGCAATGGAGTTCGAGCAAAAGCAGCGCCTTAACTAAAACTTAGGGACGCGCCTCTCGCTGAGATGAGCGAGGGGTGCTTCCGTAATCTCGTTCTCAATCAAGAAATCGCAGAAGTGTTTGATCTTTCGCAGATCCTCAATACCACCCTTGTCTCTCCACCGAGAGATGTACTTGATGATAGCCCCCTCACAGAACTGCATCTCATTCGCGAGGATGTATTCAATAGGTTGAATCTTTAGCTTCTTGTAATGGTCACCTGCTACCTGATGGTCTGTTGCGCTCAATGTAGTAACTCCTCGTTGTCGTGTTTGTCTTCAATGAACTGCATGAAATGCTTCTTTGTAAATTCATTCTTGTTTACGAACTCGGTTAGGTCTTCAAGCATCAACGCTATCGTGCCTATGACATCACGGTCATGACCCTCAAGGGTTTGTATCATGTCGTTAAGCCAATCGTATGCTTCGTCAGAGGACACCATCTCAATGTATATTTCTTCATCCATTTGAAAACCTCAATTCTGTAGTTTTACGCCATAAACTTTCAGGAGACTGAGTTTAACCCTTAGCATAGGTTGGGCCTCCAATCCGTAATATAATAATTTGACTTCCCTAGATTGCAATCTTCGCACAAAATTTGCAGGTTATCTTCTGTTAACTCCAAATGAGGGTGAGTGCTTCTTGGTTTTATATGGTCAACATGAACAACAATCCCATGTTCTTTAGGGCTGCATCCGCACATCATGCATTTGCACTCGTACTTCTCAAGGATTGCAACGCGCAGTTCTCTCCACGCTCTTGATTTATAAAATAACTGGCTCGGCTGAGAAGATGATTTTAGCTTCCACTTAGCGATTTGATCTTGAGTAATTTTCGGCTTTTTAGGTTGATTAATTTTATTGTATTTTTTTCTGTGCTTTTTTGGGACATACCCTTGAAGACTTTGATTCCTAGTATTGATTAAAAGATTCACTACGCTTTGATCAAGTTCTAGGCCTACTAATTTGGATGGCTTGCCCTTGTCGCTTCCGGTTAAGTCTTTAATAATCTGTTTAGACAAATCAATTTGCGCTTTACACAACCCTCCTCGGCAAGATCTCATTTTCTTAAAATGCTCTTTAGTAAATGTAACCTTATCTAACATATCCTCCTCTCGTGCTTACGGATAAGCTCGGTAAACTCCGCGAGTAGTTGTTCGTAATCTGCCTTGTATCTCTTAACAGGGGACGACTTTTTTGCAATCATGTCCTTGACAAATGCTCTTCCGTACATGTCTTCCATCCACATCGTATACTCTTGAGCAGCAGAACCATGCCTCATACCCCACATATTACACCCTGCGCACTGCGGATGGATGTTCTCTATCTCTAATGCCCAGTAGGATGAGTTGCCCTTGGGAATAAAGTGTCCACCCTGCATGTCCTTGTAGTGCTTTGTAACGCCGCAGGATACACAGCTACAGTACCCCTCGTCATCTGCCGCAGCTATCCTCGCGAGCTTCTGTATAGCCCTGTAGCACTCCTGCTTTAGCTGTGCCGAGGTCTTAGTCTTAGGTTTAGACTTACGCTTTGCTCGCCTATCGGTCGCTCTTGGCATCCCAGTTTCTCTCGTGAAGCAATGCAAACATGGTTTTCTCAGATCGGATCTGGCTCGCTGTATCCATTCTATCGTAGCGCAGTTTGATTAGCGCAATGCTGAACAGCTTGGACATGACAGAGTATGTCTTAGAAACAGCTTTAACATCTTCCGGTGGATCGTACTGTGGTTGATCGTTCATGATTATCTAATCTCGAAGGCGCCTAGTGATAAAAGATATGCCGACCAATCTGGCGGCTAATGTTTAGGCTGTCTATCCAGTAGGGGTAAACGTCATCTCTGTGATAGTAGGTAGCCCCGCCTGTTATGTCAACGAGATTAGGCCAATTTACCGCTATACTGAGGGCTAACGTGTATGCCCCTTGGTCTACTATTACTTCGGGCTTACCATCGCAGTAATAGCTGAAATGGCACTGATTACGGAGCATATGACCCATCCGTGACCTGCCTTGTTGGACTACTTCACAGGGTGTATCGGGAAACTTGGGAGATTCCACCCTATTCATGATGGTATTAGCTACTGCGACCTGCCCATCCAAGGGTTCAGACCTCGCTTCAAAGTAAATTGCCATAGCTATACACGCGATCGTATTGAGCATCTGTATCCCCTGTATCCTACCTCAATGCCCCGATTTCGAGTTCTGCTCTTGCCCTTGAGTAGTACGCCAAAGCCTTCTGGTTTTGCCAGAATGCGGTAGACTTTTTTCTCTTCGTCAGCGCAGAACTTGGCCTCCTCAAGAGCGTCAGTGAACTCATTAAAGATTATCATTTGCGTTTGCTCGGGAACTCAACGAACACCCCAAACTTATCGCTGAGATGTCGGCTTAGTACAGAGTAAGTGTTGTGGTAATCATCCGCCCCTACCTTCGCGGTAGACTCTTCGTTAGCTACAATCTTTTGGATGGGCTTCCAGAGGTATTGTTTCACAAGCGATGGTGACCACGGGATATCCACCTCCTCCTTGATGACTCGCTTCATATCATAGCCTGAATCGTTCAGCTTCTCGCCTAGTAGACGACAGTACACATGCAGCGCGTTGTTCTGTGTAGATGTTCTGGTCTTGCCACCCTTGATCTTGAGTGTCAGATACTTCTTCTCCTCGTACATCTGAGTCATCATCTTAATGAAAGCTTCAAGCGAAAGCCTATCATCCACCACCCAGAAATCCCCTTGATTTATATCAGTCATTTTTTTCCCCTCTGACCGAAGCGAGCATCAAACCTCTGCTTCTCTGTGAGTATATGATCGGAGTAGGTGCAGGGAGGGAAGTGTTTAACTTCCCCGCCCT